AGCAAGCTAATCGGATCTTTTTGGGTTCACCGACTTCGCTAACTACATTACCATTGGTAAGAGATTCGTCTTCCCCATTGCTGAGAAGAGTGATAAGTCCGGCGCGTACACGTCGGGGCATATCATAAACTTGAATACTTTGAGTTGGATTCATTATTAATTATTAAACTTACTCACATTGACAGTCGTGAGTGTCCAGGCACTAACGCTAATTAGCCTGTATGCAAATCGTTGGAGACCTACATTGACTGCCATGTCACGAGGCGCACTCGTAACTGACATTGACCCAAATTGATCAAGAAATTTGATGTAGTGTTGCTGACCGTTGAAAGTAGCAGTATATTCTTCACCAAAGCGAACGCGTGTTCCATAAGTTCCGCTGATTGTTAAATTTCGAACCCAAGCATTTGTTGTTGGTTGATTGTTCAAAGTGTAAACAACTCCCGGTGTTACGATACCTGGTAGGCCTATTACGGCCAGCATCTGACTCTCTAAAGTGAGTAGACGTGAACTCATAGCTGAAACTGTTGAAAACAGATTATCGATCTGCGTCTGTTGTGTTTGAATTTTGCTACTATTATCACGTACTTGTGTTTCCAACTGACCCACTTGGGAATCGAGAATTGTGATTCTAAAATTTGCTGATGAAATAGCAGAAGTATTGTTGTTAATACGAGTATCGAACGTCGCCACTTCTGCGCTTAGATCAGTAAATTCCAGACCCAGATTGCTAACTTGCGTAGACAAATTAGTTACACTTTCATCGAGATTGGCTATGTCAGAAGTAAGATTGTTGATATCATCGGTTTGATTCCCGAGCGTTGTATTAATTACATTAATCTGCGCTTGGGTATCTAACAAATTCTGATCGACGATCCTTCCTAACTGGCCTACTTGCGTTTCCAATGTTAATAATTGTCTATTCAGCTGTGAAACTTCACCAGCTAATTCCGGTACTTGAAGTTGGTCCAACACCTGTAAAAGTGTCGAATTCTCTTCGAATATAAATCTGCAATTTCAGACATGATTACTTATTCTCATACAAGAACGAGTCTTCATAACTTTCTCTTTCGTTTGCTCCATAGAATCTTTTGTTATACTTCAATTCGAACTGGTCGAACGGAACTGCTATTATGTGAGAGATCGCTTCTCGAATGGATTGGTTTGCACATTTACTCAATTTATTTCTAAAACTTTCAAAGTACTCTTCTCCATGGATGTACGCTTCATACATGCTAGCATCGACTAGATTTTTCCAAATATCTAACTCATAATCAGCGATTCGAGTCCAGACAAAAGGTCCTTCTATGCTACGCTTTAGTAAGGGAGCAACGACTTTTCCATTCATTGTGACAAAGTTTCTCTTTAAAAAGATCATTTCATCTCGTGAACAGAAAGCTCGTTCCACCCCATCTTTAGCGCCAGGAGTTATCGTGTGACCGATAGACTCCATAACCTTCTTAACGGTGAAGTAGTTGTATTGTTCAGCGTATCTCTCGCTTACTGACTCCAACTTATCATCACCAAATTCAATGTTAGACACATTCTCTCGAAATTCTTAAATATCGATAATTCCTGTGCAAACCGCAAAAGCGTAAAAACTTAAAAGATCATTTGCAATACAATTTACAATAGTGGTTAAATACTCCCCACTTTTATTTCCGCGTATTGTTTGGAAAATCGTGTCGAAATCAACAACGAAAGTCTTTATACTCTCTTCAGAGAGAATTTCCCTTAACTCATAGTAATCATCCGGTGCTACTTTCTTTATCACTTCCCTGATAATCCAAAATACCCATTTCAACAAAATTTGTTGCAAATATTTGTCATATTCAGCAAAGTCTAAATCAAATATATTAGGATGTTGCTCTATGTGTTCGAGAATTTTCCCCCATGCAATAGAATGTGGATCCGTACCAATAGCGTGATTGAGCTTCGTATACGCACGTGTATACGCTTCTTTGAAATGCCCAAAAACACAACTGTCAGTAATGATCTTATCTACCGGAATAGAGTGAAAAACTCGCGTTTTTCCAGCTTTGACTGCTTCTGTTTTAATAACAGCATCTTTGAGTTTGCTATTACTAAAACTTAGAATTCTTTCGCCTCGCTTTCCCGCTTCGATTTTCTTCAAAATACGTCGCTTTAGTATCTTTCCCGGACCATCATTGAATTGGATTAATCCATCAGTGTTGGTCAGGAAATCAGACTTCTTCGTCATATTTGATTTTAAATTCCACGGTAATCCGCTAGCTTTATTTAATTCCATTCCTCTACAGAATTGATTCTCGCGATGGCCATTGAGACCTTCAAACAGAAGTTTTTCTGGATCGGATGAACACGTGTTGATGTGTCCAATCTTCACCGACATTTCTTCCATCATCTGTCTCGCTAGTTTTTCGACGAGAATTTCATCCATATCGGGAATTTTCTTAGCAAGATGTTCATTCGCTCGTAGAAGGAGTGATTTCTTTCCATTGAGATTACGAGGTAATTCAATTTCAATTCTATCATCTTCAGGATTTAGAGGGGCAGGTTGTAATTGTTCCTCGAATTGATCCGAAAAAGGTGATAGATTCCAGTGGGCTAGTGAAGCTGAGCCAGCTGGTTTTGTTTCTCTGCAAAGTTTTCCGATAAACTTAACTTCCGTACCTCTCGGTAAATCAGTAGGCTCACCTTTAACTATAAGAGTAGAAAATTTATCTTCTTCCGCTGAACATTGATGTTCAGTGGTGTTTAAATCTTCTTTCACAAGATAGGCTCCAAGAGTATAATTCTTAGCTCCAGCTGTGTGAAATCCAAGCAATTTAGATTGATACCGGTCATGTGAGGTCACAATGGTTCCCCCACAATCACCTTTTTGGCTATCTTTGTGAGTGGTTTCAAAAGCATAGCATTCAACTTGATCGAGTACTTTATAGTTTCCTTTTATTAGGAAATTCTTCTGCCCTCGAAAAGTGCCTGTTGCATAGAAATACGCATCTTGCGTAGGAAGATAGAGCGCAACTCGAAAATTGGGACCTATATTCTTCAATTCCTCACTGGAATACAAATGTTTTGAAACGTCTCTGAAACGCTCCGTGACACTTGCCATACGTGTGGGAAATGTAGCCTGACGTTGTTGAAACATAGCTTTCGCACCATCTTTATTCAAAATCCGGGAAATTGCTATGTCTCTAACCAAGTCGCGAGTTTCAACTATCGCTAATTGAAAGAATCGCGAATCTTCTTGCCCATATCTCCAAAGCGAAAAATGTCGCCCTTTTCGAAATCATGCGCTGGAGTGATAATTACATTATTACTTCCAATACCATAGCATTTAATGCCACGCCTTTCAGCGTCGATCTCAGCTAATGGTACTTTTGAGACAAAAACTTGATGATTGTTTTTGAGACTTTTACGTAAATCAACAGAGTCACTCGAAGATTCGTTCTCGAAATTTATTTCAGAACTTTCTTGTATTGTTTCTCCGTTAATCGTTTTCACTAAAACGTTTAAATGTCTAAATTTACCACGTACAAAATAACACTTTTGACCCTGCATAAATGTGTTCAGGCCAATCATATTAATTTTGAACATGTGATGTTCGTCCTCTAAAGTGCGGACAGAAACATCGGCTAACCAATGGCTAACCGCAAATGATGATAAAAATTCTATAACACGAGAATATTCCTCCTCGCACTGATCTAGAGTTCCGACTAAATCGATATGACAGCTTAAGACAAAGTGGTCTTTAACACCGTCATTTCTTTTATCTCGTACTAATCTAGTAACTCGATTACGTTCAACCGTAAAATCACGGGGATTGTTTTGGATGTCTTGATGGACATATTCCGCGTCCCCTTCAATTTGAT